TTATGCAGTTCTTAATAGACAAAGATCTTGCAAAGAACATAACAATAGAATACACGACCAACTGCACCTTAACCCCGACGCAAGAATGGATTGATCGTATCAAACTGTTTAAAAAAGTTATTGTTATTTGCAGTATAGACGGTGTAGGTGCTGTAAACGATAAAATACGCACAGGGTCGAAGTGGAGTAAAATTGCCGAAACGTTTGATTTTTACAAAACCTTAGATATAGAACTTAACGTAAACACCGTAGTAATGACCGAAAATATTTTTCATCTATTAGAATTATCAGAATGGGTAAATGCAAATGGTGTTAATATTTGGTCCTGTAATGTATTAACTTGGCCCACTGAACTATCAATCAGAACTCTGCCTAATGCAGATAAGCAACAACTATATCCTATTATTGCAAACTCTAATATAACTGATAAACAGTTTATCTTGGAACAGTTAAAATAGTAGTAGACACTTCGTGTCTTTTCAAACTGCATTCAATCACTCGTATAACTCGTTCTTTCTTTTGTTTGAAACTTTTTAACTAGTATAAGACTTATCATGTATGTTGAGTCATAATTCACCCGTTACCGGGTGAAAAAAAACTTCTCATCATGTGATGTGTCGTCATCTCTAACTCAGGTGCTACTAAGAGGTGGTGAGCCTTATCCCCTCATACACTACTGTCACGAATCTCACGGATGCTGATATAACCTTGTAGAGTTCAGTTATACCAACACACAGGTTGCTTTTTCTCAGAGCCTGTATCCTTTAATACTGTGTGTCGTCTTCTGTATCTCATTTGCCGCCATACATACTAGAATCTCGCACCGGGTGTCTCCATTGCCGGATTGTCAAAGTAATCGATATTATGTGCCTCGATAGGGTGGTGTATGGACCTATGTTTGCCTTGGTGTGCCTTGTGTGCCTTGATGTGTGTTTTACGATATATAGTTATATCTTCTTGAGATGTTCTTTAAGGATTTCTGAACCACCTACTCTAACATTGATAATTCCATTGTAATAATCATCTGTAAGTAAAACTTTTCTTTCAAATTGTTCTTGTGCTTCTAGATAACTAGCAATGCCTCTGCTAGGACAAAAATGCAGTATTTCTCTGATAAAGTTTTCCTCACCATACTTTTCTACATCTTCTTTTAAATGATCTGAACTACCCCAATAAGTTTTCCAGTCGCTTTCTTTAGTTCCACGACGTTTATTCTTTTTGCCTTTTAAGGGAGGTTTGGTTGTTTTGAATTTGGCAAGTTTTTTTCCTACATACTTCTTGCCGTTCTTTTTGTTTGTGATTAGATATACAAATGCTTCACAATCTTCTGGTAACTTATCTATTTGTGCTGTTTTATAAATCCATGGACTACGCATCAATATACTCTGTGTCGGTGTTATACATAGTGAAGCCGCCTTCTTTTACGACTGTCAATACATTATTTACACGACCGACCAGTTCTTCTTTATGAGAAATGAGCATTATATTTTTGCCTTGCTCTCTATACATCTTTTTAAGGACGCCTAAAGCATTCTCAACACCCATAGAGTCCATACCGGAATCTATAAGTTCATCGATACACATCAAGTTCATAGGCCTGTTTAGACTTTCATAGATATCTCTAAACGACCAACTTAATCCAAGTATAAGTCTATTACGTTCTCCTCGGCTTAAATTATCAAAATCTAAGTCTCTTCCGTATTCTGTAATCTCTACACCTAAGTCATTTGCAAATTTAACATCATGTGGCAAGCCTAACTTTTCTAAATAGTATGCTAACCTGTGATTCAAGTATGCAATGTTTTGATCTATAATTTTTCTTCTAATAAAACTGTCTTTGCTTGTTAGCAACTTATACAAGAAGTCTTGATGTTCTTGTAGATAAGTTAGTTCGTTCATTGTGTCAAAACTTATTTCTTGAATGCCTGTTTCTCTTAGGCCAGTAATTTGATCAGTGTAAGGATTTACTTCGTCTGCCTTCTCTCCTAACTGTTCAGTCATTGTTTCTAAATTGTGTTTGTGTTGTAAAGCATCTTCTAGTTTAGAATATTCTGTATCAGGCATAGAAGGAATCTCACCTATTTCATCTATTGCTCCACAAGTTTGTAAAAGTTGTAATTCTAAATCATTATAGTAATCTTGTTCTGTTTCGATTTTTTCTACTAGTTCTTGTGTATAAGCCTCATGTGTGTCTAAGTGAGCAGTTGGTTGTTCACATGCTGGACACACTCCTTCTTTAGCACTTTCAAGGTTACTTTTGAGTTCATCCAGTTTAGACTTGCTTCTATCTATACTGCTTTCTAATCTTTTTTGATCTGCTTGTAATGTTTTTAAGTTTGATGTTTTAGTAGACACATCTTCTATAATGCTATGCTTTTCTACTTCTTGGTCTATGTCAATAGTTTCTAATTTTACTATTGCATTGCCTAGTTCTTGTAATTTGTTAAATTTGTTTGCCTCCCAGGCTTTACTGCGACTTTCAATTTCTTTGATATTCTTTTCTATGTTTTCGTTTGCATTCTTTACAGCATTAATTCGCATCTCTTCTTCTTTAATACTGTCTCTAGTATCTCGCATTCTTGCTTTTAACACTTCTGCTTTTTCTGATAGTTCAGTAATACCTAACAGTTGCTCGATCATATCACGTTGATCATTGTTTTTCATTGCAAGGAAAGGTTCAGTATATGTGTTAAGTGCAATCAAATGCTTAAACATATTGTGCGGAAAACCAATTATTTTTTCTATTTCTTTTTGTGTTTCTCTGCTATCGCCTTGCTGTTCTTGATCGTATGCATCATTACCATCTACAAACAAACGTAATACATTAGGGCGTCTGCCTCTTTCTATTCTGTATTCTTTTCCTTCGATCTCAAATTCAACAGTAACAATCATTTGTTTGCCGTTTGTTTTGTTGATTAAGTTATCTCTTCTTATGTTTGTTAGTGCTTCTCCATACAATGCATAACTGAGAGCATTAATTATAGTAGTTTTACCAGTTCCGTTTCTACTACCATCTCCTCCCATGTCTAAGTTATGTCCTAACACAAGAGTAAGTTGGCAGTTATCAAAGTTTACTGCCTGTGTGTTGTTTCCAACACTCATAAAATTCTTTGCTGATACGTTTTTAATCTTTAACATTATTCGGTTTCGATACTGTTGTAAATGTCTATTAGTGTCTGTTTATCTACTGTTTGACTTTCTATTGTTTCTAATTGTGTAACAACAATTTGGTCAACACTTTCAAATTCTATTTCGCCGCCTTCAAACTCTTCTTCTTCTTTTATTGGAATAAGTTGTAGTTCTCTTACACCATATTGCTCTGCAAATTTTTCTCTAACAAAATTTGCTTCTTCATAACTTATACTAACATCTAGTTTTACTCTTGCATAAGTGTATTCATCTAATAAGTTTTGATGATCATCTAATAATTGTTTTAGAGTAAACACTCTATACTTGGGACCTTCTTCCCAATTTACATATAAAGGTTCCTCTCCCCATGTTAAAAACATAGCACCTCTTTCATCATCACCTACGTCTGCGTAATTGTGTGGGAAAGCATTGCCAATGTAGTGTATGTTGTTTTTGTATTGACGTTTGTGGAAGTGTCCACTGAACACATACTCTGGTCCACTTAACATAGATGCTTTTATTCCATCATGGTCTGGCATCTCTACCATTGCATTCATTTTAAAGTATGGAAGTTCAAAATGGCCAAACATATATTTGCAATCCATTTTTGCAACTTTCTTGTATTCACTTCCTACTAACCAAGGAATAATTGCTACATCATCTTGCAAGAAATGTTCATCTACCATTACAAAGTTAGATAAGTCACGAGCATATTCAATACTGTTAAGTTCACGTTTATCTCTGTAATACAAATCGTGATTACCTGTGATAAAGTAAACTTTTTCAAATGCGTCGTTGAGTAATTTGAGATCTTTAATAGTTGCATTCATTGTTGCAACATTAACACTTGCTCTGTGATGATGCCAGTCACCTAAGAAAATACAGGTCTCTGCATTTCTGGCTTTTGCTTCTGCAATAAACCATTCTACAA